AGGCGATAAAGTGAGGACGGATGAGATCAAGGCATATCTGCGGCAGTACCGTGAGTCGCTCGGCAGATCGGACGAGCTGTCCGCGCATCTTGCTGAGCTGCGGGACGAGTGTGACAGCCTGCGAGATCACGAGGGGCAGCGCGTCGAGCTGGATGCGGCAGTCGCGAAGTACATGGACGCCTGTCGGGAAGCTGCTGCTGAGCTCGACCGTCTTGCGGATCTGCGCGAGGAGATCAAGTCCGTCATCGCTTCCGTGCAGGATCCTCGGCTGCGGGAGATCCTGCGGCGCCGGTATATCAACGGCCAGAGCTTTGAGCAGATCGCGGATGAGATGAATTATCACCGCGTCCATGTCTGCCGGCTGCACGGTGCGGCGCTGCTCGCTGTGCAGCTTCCGCAAAAATGTTGTTGAATGTTACATGATGTTTGTGATACAATGAAGCTGTAAAAGTATACCAACAAAGCGCCGGGCGTAAGCCGGGCGCTTTTCTTATGCGGTGATAAAATGCGCAGCGTTTCTTTTCCGTTTTATCGCTCAAAGGAATGGAAGGAGTGTCGGCGTGCGTACATGGCTACGGTAAACGGACTGTGCGAGGAGTGTGCAAAGCATGGCATTATCAAAGCGGCTGACATCGTCCATCACATCATCGAGCTGGACGACGAAAAAGCGCGCGACCCGGAGTTCGCGCTAAACTTCGACAACCTCGAAGCTGTATGCATTGAGTGCCACAACAAGCTCCACTACGGAAAGGGAGCGCCAAAGCGCTATAGAATCATCAACGGCGAGCTCGTCATCGGCGAGGATGCCCCCCCTGATCGTGGTCATAACGGGTCCCGCCGATAACGGGGGCGGGGTTCAATTTTCCTCTCTGAGGGGTGCAGACCCCCCTCCCCCTGCGGAGTTTGCCGGAGATAGTGGAGGGAGGCGGAGACTTTGGCGAAGATAACAGAGGCATCAGAGATCAGGCGGCTGAAACGGGTCTACAAGGGCATGGAGCCGAATCAGCTGAAAGTCGTTGACGGGCTGATCGTCGAGGCGGCAAGGCTCCGCGTCCGGCTCGACTATCTCTGGCGCGATATCCAAGAGAACGGCGAGACAGAAATGTTCTCGCAGTCCGACAAGGCGGAGCCATACGAGCGGGAGCGTCCGGCGTCAAGGACATATACCGCGACGAACAAAAGCTATCAGGCGATCATCAAGCAGCTGACGGATCTCTGCCCGCCGGCGGAGGAAGACGACCCGCTCGCGGAGTTCCGGTGATGCCGGGGCAGACGATGAGCGGGAGCATCGAACGGAGGGACCGAAACGATGACAAAGCAGGAGTGTGCGATCGTCACGGCATACACAGAGATCTCAATGCTCCTCGGCGATGACCTGAAATATCTTTATCGCTATCTGTCGGAGATCATCTGCCGGCCGGTCTTCAGTCACGAGATCCCCGCGGTGTGCGAGCAGTTCCGGGATCAGATCAAGGCGGACTTTATCGCACTGTGCCGGAATGCTTCCGATGATATCGTCCGTGATGATGAATCAACAACTGCACCCGCAGAAATGCCGGCCGTGCCAACAATCAAATACGACACCGTGCGGCACGGGTGGTGGATAAAAATCGAACCGAACGGGCTGCGATCGCGATGGAAATGCAGCGAGTGTGGCGGCATCGTTCACGCGGTAACCGATTTCTGCCCTTACTGCGGCGAGAAGATGAATGATTTCGGCGCGGATGTCGGGAGGAATGTCAGTCAGAGGGAGGCGCATAACATGAGCGATCAGATTAAACTGGAGATCACCTTTACTTCCGGCGAGTCGATCACCTATCGGCCGGAGCAGTGGGATGACTACGCATACGACGGCAAGGCCGTCATCGTTAAGCTCAACGGCGCGTGGGTCGGCATCTATAACTTTGATTCCGTGTTCTGCGTCGAGCTGAAACCGGTATGACGGGCGGCACGGAGACGAACCGCGAAAAGCTGCTGAACACGGCAGCCTATGACCTGCTGCTCGAAATGCAGGAGCGGCTCGAATACGCCCGGCAGCACGCGCAGCCGAATCCGTGTGTCATGGATGCGCTCGGTCAGAATCTCGTCACGCTCCGGTGCTATCACTATCACGGAGACTGCCGCGCCTGCATAGCCGGCTGGCTCGCAGAACCTGCCGTATAACTTGCTGCGGATCTTCCAGGGCGATTTAAGTTTTACGGAAACAGCGCAGAATCGCGCTTTTTCAACTTGCTGACAACTTGCTAAAGCTAAACTTAGCAAATCCGGCAGTGTGTTAGCTTAACAAATCCTATGGATAACTATATCTTAGCTTACTATCAGCGGATCTGCGACGGCTCGGAGATCGTCGGCAAGTGGATCCGGATGCTGTATGAGCGCATCGTGCAGGGCATCGAGTCCGGCGAGTACATCTTTGATCAGCGCAAGGCAAACAACGTGATCCGATTTTTCGAGAAGTTTGTTCGCCACAACAAGGGCAAGCTCGCGCCGGCGGTCATCACGCTGTCGCTCTGGCAGAAGGCGATGCTCTCGGTGATCTTCGGGATCGTCGATGAAAACGGCATCAGAGTGTTCCGCGAGGTCTTCATCGTCGTCGGCCGGAAGTGCGGAAAGACGCTGCTCGCCTCCGGCGTGATGTCCTACGAAGCATACGTGGACGGCGAGTTCGGCAGTGAGATCTACTGCGTCGCGCCGAAGCTCGACCAGTCCGATCTCGTGTACTCGGCGTTTGACTTTACCAAAGATCACACGCCGACCTTTGCGCGGATGACGAAGAAGCGCAAAAACGACCTCTACATCCGGCAATCGAACACGACAATCAAAAAAATCGCTTTTAACGAAAAAAAGGCGGACGGCTACAATCCGCAGCTCACAGTCGGCGACGAAATGTCCTCATGGCCTGCGGCGCGCGGCCTGAAACAGTATGAAGTCATGGTATCAGGCACAGGCGCCAGAGAGCAGCCGATCACGCTGAGCATCAGTTCCGCCGGGTATGTCAACGACGGTATCTATGACGAGCTGTTCAAGCGCGGCACGAAGTTCCTGCTCGGCAACTCCCGCGAGACGCATCTGCTGCCGTTCATCTACATGATAGACGACCTCGACAAGTGGGACGATATCAACGAACTGCGGAAGTCTTTGCCCGGTCTCGGCGTTTCCGTGTCCGTGGATTTCGTACTTTCCGAGATACGGACGGCCTACGAGTCGCCGAGAAAAAAGGCCGAGTTCCTGACGAAGTACTGCAACGTGAAGCAGAACTCCTCACAGGCCTGGCTGAACACGGAGGACGTGGCAAAGTGCTTCTCCGGGACGCCGCTCAAGTTCGAGGATTTCTCTCGCTGCTATGCGGTCGCCGGTTTGGACCTGTCGCAGACGACGGACTTGACCGCGGCGATCTGCATCATCGAGCGCGCCGGAAAGCTGAATGTGTTCGCGCACTTCTGGATGCCGGCTGAGAGGATCGACGAGGCGACGGCACGAGACGGG